AACTTCGTAAAAGCTGCATCCTCGTAGTACTCATATGGATCCTGCCCAGTTAATATAATGTCTGAACGATCTTTCAACCTATTATTCGTAACATTATTGAGCATTGTACGCATACGATCTACACCAGATGTAGCAAATGAAACGGTATTCATCGTTTGGAACTTATTTCGCCAGAAAGAATTAGTACCTTGATTAATAGCACCTACAACAGTACTGGACGTTGGATCATCCTGTACTAAATGTTGCAAGCCATCAAAAGCACCACCTGCTGCTCCCGCACCAGCAAATAAAGTTGTTTCCAACGTATCTACTAATGAGTTCTCAGCATTACTAAGTTTAGAATTAACTAAACTCATAATTTTGGTTTTGCCACGATTGACCTGATCATCTACGCCAAATCGAACGAGTGGGGCAACGAGGTACCGCCAGTCATAAATTGCTTCTGTGAGAAACTCACGATCATTTAGACTAACAGTTCCACCTTTACCCATGAACTTTACACCATCGTTCTTAGCATATTCAATCGGCTCAAGAATGTGACGACCACCACTTTGCGTTACCAATCTGCCTTTATCACGCATCCAGAACCAAAAAGGAGTAGCATCGAAAATATTATCGATAGCTGTACCTTTCATGTGCTGCCACGTTGTAGTATACAGATTGTCAATCGCTTCCGTTAAGGAATGGATTGCAGCCATATCTCATACTCCGTTATATTGAATTAAAAGGAAAAACTTTATTCGTCGCCTGTTGAAGCAAGGGCAGGGAATTGAGAAACTGTCTCATCCCAAGCCTTGTTACCAGCCTCTTCTTTCGTCGGTTTCTCATCGGAGTCGTCATAAGCTCCGCCAGTAGGCATTAGACTAAGGAAACTTCCTTTATCGTCTTCTTCCTTAACGTCCTTATACTTTTCTTTCATTTCTATAACTTTTTCTGGATTCTTTATCCTAACAAGATCGAATGCTTCTTCCATGCTAAGAGATGGATGTGATTTCGCCATAGCGCCGAGTTCACTTTTCCAATCCAAAAAATCAGGATTGTCATTCATCAACTGCTTCAACTCACCTGTAAGTCGTGTATCACTAATACCCTGATTTGTTTCTTCTAACTTTTCAGCAACTGTTCCAAGTTTATCATCTACAACTTTACCTACTTCAGCCACAACAAGTTGCAATAGACCAGCATTATCTAGGTCATTAATAGCTTCTTGCTGATCCTCAAGTGATATGTGTTTAGGCTTTTCTTTACTATCACCTAATTTTTCGAGAGCTGCTGTAAAATCAGTCTGCATTTTAGCTTGTGAAGTAGTTTGATTCTGCACAAGTAATGCTATACCTTTAACAGCTTTCTGTATTTCTTGGAACGCAGGGTCGTCCATAAGTTTATAATCGACCGTCGTATCGTCGTCTTTTTTCTTAGCGTCCGTCATTTCAATTCCTCAGTTTATTTAGTTTCGTCAGTTTTAAGTGCTTCCGTCGGTTTTTCCTCTGCCTTAGGTTCAGGTTCTACTTTCCCTGCTGGCATAGGTTTTAATGCTTTCTTTGTTGCAATATCTAATCTCTTGGCTTCTTTCTTATCAAACTTTGCAGCATCTACTATTTCTTCCTCTGCTGTTTTCTTTGCTTCGTCTCTTCCTCTCTTATGCTCTTCTGCAATAAACTTAGCTTTCATACCTCTATAAGTCTTAAGAAGAATATTTGAAGCAATATCAAGAGTACGTGGAGTTATGTGTTTAAGAGAACTTAACTCAACTTCCACGTGTTTATTTGGATAGAACTTAATCGTTGCTATCGCCGTAGGCTTATCGTTAGACATATTTTACCTCCAAACTTATGTTCAAAATTTGAACAAATCTACATATCATTTTCAATCCACTTGGACATTAGTCCACGCTCTCCGAGCCAATCCCTGGCTTCACTTTTATCCCGAAAACTCATATCCTCACCGTGATTAGTAGGTATAGCTACTTCATTACCCTTACCTGGGAAAGGACTTCTATTTATAATCATTTTAGCAGGTGTAAAGAATCTCCTAAGAATTCCTGCACAATTTTTGTATCCACATTTAATACCTGGTTTAACAATACTATCGTAATCAAGCATAGGACAGCCAATATCTAATTCTCTCTTACATATATCACATCTCATAGGATATAACATATTAGCCTCCTACTAACTGTGGAGCTTTCTGTCCAACATTCTGCATAATTTGACCAAACTGTTCAGGAGTTGCTGGTCTAGTTTGCTGACCAACACCATCTGGAATACCACGCATCATATCGTCAAAAGCTACACCGTGCATTTGATGTAAAAGGTATTGAGTAAGTTTCATCGGATCTATAAGAGGATTCCCTTTGAATTGCTCATATATAAGCATAGCCTTTTGTTCTCTTATTTCTTTTGTTTCTGGTACACTTGAATCAGGATCAACTTTAATCTCATACTTACCTCGACGAAGCATAGAGGGACGGAACTTAACCCAGATTGGAATACCTGCCGGCCCTGCAACATCAACAACTTGTTCTTCATTCCAGTTATTAAATATAATTGAGTTAACATCTTCAACTAACTCTACTAATAAGTCAGCCATCATATCACGTCTCTCATCAACACGTATATCAGATGCTTGTTTAACAATCTGTGTTTCAGTAGCAGTAGGACTTTCTCTACCACCCTGGAATTCACCAAACTCATTTCTGGAGAAACCCATACTTTCACGTACATCATTAATAACAGATATCTCACTTTTAAGAAGAGCATCTGGTATATCAGCTGCTTGAATAATTTTAACTGCTCTATCAGGATCTTCCTCAGTCCATACAAGTGCAGCAATATCAGAGTTAAGCATCTTATCTGCTTCTTCTTGTAATAAAGCTCCTCGTCGAACCAATAACTTAATAGTACTCAATCTCCTATGATACATCGTGATTGTTCGTATTTCATTAATCTCACGTTGTTGCGGTTCAAGTATCTGACTATCGGGTAAGCCCCAAGCTCTTTCATCGTCATCATTGAATACCATAGTTTTACCAACTTCGATACCTAGACGTAGATATGAATCTTCTTGAATAGCAAGAACTTTATCAACATTTTGTGGACTAATAATAAAAACCATTCCAGTTTTCTTATCACGAATCTCGAACATATCAACCATATCAACTGGAGGTAACTTCTGTCCACTTGAGTATGAACGAAGATCAAGAGACATTTTCATAGGTTTAATACTTGATGTATTCTTAAATCTTTTATCAACTTTCACATCAGATACAGGACGCCGAATTATAAAAGCTTCCCATCTAGCATCTTCTCTATTCATAGTTCCTGCAGGAAGAACATAACTACCTACTGGAATCCTACTATACCAGGGCATATTAGGAAGTATATCGAAATTGTATTCAACCCTCTCTTGACCTTTCCCAAATAGTGGCGCTTCAGTTTGCCCTATACCTTCTGGTACTGAGTGAAATTGAGAACCAAAACCTAATTTACCACAACCAGTACCAAACATCCAAGCATCTTGAACTTGCCTTTTAAAGTGTTTTTTAACTTTCATCTGACGAAGAAGTTTATTATCTGTCCTTTCCGTCAACTTAGCTAATGCAAAATTCTCTAATCCTGGCTTAGTTGAAATAACACTAATAGAAGGATTTCTAAAATATATACGTGGAACAGTAGTACGTATCATTTTAAAGAATAGATTTGATGGAAGAACACCTGGTTCAAATTCATTTCTATAGTATTTTCTCCAGATAGGCCACTTCTCTTCGAAAGCACTTTCTTTACGGAATTGTAATCCTCTTCTGATTTGCCTAATCCACCAGGCTATATCAGGTTTTTCAGGATTATTAAATTTATATCCGTCCATCAAATAATACTCCAGCCACGCAACTTAGTAAAAGTTGTTAACGCTTGTCCCTGTAAATTAGTAACATGCTTCATATTTGGAAATTGTACTTCACTGATAGTTCTATATACTCTTTGCGATACTTCAGCCAAATCTCTACCATGTGCTGTTGCTGTATATACACTATCAAATTCATCACTTAGCATATAACCATCATGTGTTCTATGAGCATTCTCATAATCTGTAAATACTGCATGTAAAAAGATATGACGTAAATTATCTTTATTTATACCTAAAATAGGTGCTCCATGCATATCGCTGTCCGCTTTTTGCACCTCAATACCAGCAATGTAATCGTTTGTCACATTTACAGATTGCGAAGTACCAAAGGCTAACGAATTTAGAAAGTCTGCTAGGGGCAAATCTTTCAAACCTTCTAATACAGCGAATACACATGGAGCAGTTAAACCTATGTATATATTCTTTATATACGCTTGAGTCTTGTTAACAATTAGATTAACAGTAACAGGACCCTTATAATCTACGGTTTTAAGAAATTCACCAAATGGTTCTATTGTCTTTGCAGTAAGTCTATTTGACTTCCTTTGAGAAAGTAAAGTAACAGCCCCTATCTTACTTGCATTAGGAGTGCTATAAAAGAAAGGCTTAATCCAATTTAAACCGTTAAACCAACCTATAATAGCTATATCATGCCCTACAGCACATTCTTGTAAAAGCACTTGCCGATCAATAGGAAGATTATACATAGCCCATGCTAACCATTCAGGTTTAGTACATGTGAAAACTTTTCTTCCATACTTAATGTAATAGTGTTTTTTACTACCTTCCAGTAATAATGGTTGTAAACCTATAGCATCATCATATATCTCAGATGGAGGAAACTCCATACCCAATCTATGACCTATATCATATTCTTTAATAGCATCTGAATTAATCATATCTGTAATTTTGTTACAGCCTATAATTGGCTTATTATAAGTTGCAGCTTTACTACATAACTGTGATTGATTACCTGTATCAGATATTATAAATTTGCATTCTTGAACCGATTTCCATAAGTTATCTGAGATAGTATAGAAACCTTGTCCAGTATATTGCATATCTGCATCAGTAGCAAATACTTCAACTTGGTGTCCTTCCAGAGAAAGACGTTGAGCAAGGCCCAAAGCTAATCCATCTTTTGTTACTATTAAAATTTTCATTACGTTGCCCCTAAATCTTGTCTTGGGATAGGAAGATTATCTTCCATACCTGTTTGATTATGACACGATGCTATTATACCTTCTAAACTAAATGGATCAATAAAATCGTTTTGTTTCTTAGCATACTCTTGCTGCTGAATTAGATATCCAGCCCTTGTTGCCCCTATTGCTCCTACTGCTAGACCCATTACACGATCATCGAAACATCCACTTTCTGCTTCTAATTTACCATTTTCTTGCTCACCAAATGTACTAAGTTCATCCTTTAAAAGATTACTATGAATAATTAAATCTGTTGCAAGTTCGTGTCGGAGATTGCCGATCATTATTGGCTTGGTTTTCGACGTTGTTCGGTATCCATAATGTACGATGTTGTCACTATCCTGCCTGCTGCGGAATATTAAACTCCTTGGGTAAATATCAGTTAAGGCTAAGAGTGTAGTGCTACCATAATTATTAGATTCCACTGTAACGTACGCATTATTCCAGTATTCGGCAATCTCCTTCACGCGCTTGGCTAGTACATCTGGAGCTATGTTATCAGCAACCCATTCACCAACTTGCTCCCATTTAATAAGGTCAATTATTTGTATAACACTTCTATCTCTACCTACACCGCCACTTACATCAACACCTATGGCATACTTGCTAGGACGATGTTTATATTCCTCTATCATTACATGTAGATACTTATCCATCCGTATCCAGTCTTTAGACGGTATATAATGCTTAATAATTTTGAATAAAGAATAACCAGTACTCTGGAAACATTCATCTAAAGTAATTGGATATTCCTGCTCGAAACCTGTCGTATCAAAGTCAAGTTCTTCTAACTTCTCCCGACGAAATTGTATCTGGCCAGGAGTAAGTCCGTATACATCCATTAATTCTAGTTCATTCAAATCCTCATCGAGAGTACTAATAATATAATCTGATTCATTATCTGTCAACTTAATATTATATTCTTCGAAATCAAGCCAATTTAGGAAGTGATTTCTCCAACGACCTTTACCTTCCTCAGCTCTAACACAAGCTCTATGGTAGAAGTTTCCCGTTCCATTTCCAGTAGATTCCATTGCAATCTCACCAGAACGCGGCACAGCTTGGAAAAGACCTTTAGTAAGAGCTTTTGGATCAGGCCAATAGGCAACCTCGGAGCAGTGAAGATGAGTGATCGTGTCACCCCTGCCAAACTTACGAGCGCCGGCCGTACCAATGTAAAACATACTGTTTGTTTTAGGAAACGTAAGTTCATTTTTACTTGCATTTTTAATTTCCGCCTTTGGACCCTTAATATTCTCCAGGTAGTAATGAACCTTATGCAACATTCGTTGCGTGCTTTCCTTATCATGAGATATTACAACTGCTCTTGTATTCCTTTGTCCAAGACAAGCTACTGTATA